CATCTGTATGATTTGCAAGCGCAGGTTTTAGATATGGTCGCGCTTTCTGCCCATTCGTCATATGCCAGTTGCCCTTGCTATCCTCGTATACCCACGAGGTTTTTCTACCCCCGTCCGTATACTTCCCAGTACCTAATTCAACATACGGTGCATACTCTACATTAGAACCTATCAGTACCTTGCTATCTCCGTCCATCTGGTGTGTGATGCTATTGCGCAGGTTTCCAGTGTCTACTGGACATTTTTCCTTGGCATATCGTTCCGCTGTCAGTCCGCACTCCTCTAGTGCTTTTTTGATTTGATCGCGGCTGGCACGGATAACAGCATCAGTATTATCAATCTCAATTCTTATGCTACTTCCCATGTCTCTGTTTCCACTCCTTATAACTTTTTACGCTGTGATCGTTTCTCCTCGTCTGATCTGCGTGTATTGTGATTGCTACCATAGTACAGCGGCAGTTGTATACCTCGCACGGCTTGCCTTTAGGGTCAGCAGGGTACATACAGCCGTTTGGGAAAGGCTCGTCACATCTCACCCTTACTCCGTTTAATTGCCTGTGCGAATTTCTCACTCGGTTATCGTTTGCCGACATCCATTCTTTCTGTATTTCAATTCCTATGGCAGAGGCACGGTTATAGCTTTCCTGCCGCCCACCATTCTGCGCACCTGTTATCATCGTCCTTGCATTTCTGATAGCTGCGCTGCGATTCATGTTGGTTACACTTTCTAGCCGTTTTGCCAGATCGCCCACCGCATCCCCTTGTAAGATACCTTGCAGCACTGCATTCTGCACCTTTTGGCGATTCCATCGCTCATCCTTTGGGATATCTACTCTTGCAGGTGGTAGCAACTCAATCTCACCCTCAGACAGTCTCCTGATTGTGTCCTCGTCCAGAAGATCAAAGCTTATGCCGCTTCCCTTCTCAATCTCATAGGCTGAGTAGTTGTAGTTCTCGCGGAACACCTCAGGGGTAACGTTGTTGATATAGTCAGCCGCCAATTTGTTTGCATCAGTGAGTCGCCTTGCCATCTGATCTCTCAAAGCTTCCCACCTCGCCCCTCGTGCTACCTGATTGTTGATCCACTGGAAGAACTCTGCATCTGTATATTTCCCTTCCATGTATGCGTTATACTCTTTCAGATAGCGTGATTGAAACGCTTTAAAGTACTCCGTAGCCTTTTCTTTCAGTTCTTTGTGCGCTTCCTGATATACCTGTTGTAGCCGCTTTTCTACCTCTCTCAGCCTTTTTTCTGTGTATTTGTCGGAGTAACTACTCACTTAGTATCAGTCCCTTCATCTTCGTCATCCTCGTCCTCTTCATCGTCTGCTGAAAATCTTTTAATTTCTTCATCCTGCCGTTTTTCAATTTCTGCCATTGCCTCTTCTGGTGTGAGGAATGGCAGATGCTGTATAACGCACTCGTCAGAAAGATAGTTTGCAGCTGATAGCACCATGTTTGTCTGCTCACTTTGGTTTACAACTCTGTTCCAAGCAAGAGTAGGATTGTCGCTGATTCCTGCGAGTTCAAGAACCTTTTGCACGAAATCCAAAACATAATACTCAAAATCCGCACACTTATTATCTTGCGACTGATAAGCCGCCTGAATCTCCTGCGTAGTCTTTGCAGCTGCCGAGAGAGTGGAAACGTCCAAAGCTTGGAAGTCCTCGTATATATCACGTCTGAGAATTTCCAACATGGTGTTTCTTGCGTCCGTGGGAATCTCTAGTGTATGAGCTTCTGCTTCTGTGCCATCCTCAACTGCAGCTGCTCTTACGGACTTCATACGCTGAATGAATTTTGCAAGGTCTGGATCGTCCATACCTCCCTCATTTTTCAGTATCCAATAGAATCCTGCGGTATCATCAATATCATTTGCAAGTCCACTCTTGATATAATCGTAGCAATCTATGCTCTCTTTGATGCCTACCAATTCGCTCTCATGTGAGTCATTGGCATATAATGGGATGATCGGCAACTCTGAATAGTTGCTTTCAATTTCCTCATCTACTCCTACAGCCGTGCGTTTTACTGTTCTGATATATCCGTGCTTTCTATCCCTCATTTGCACTGGGTCGTTGTTGGTCTGTGTATAATTGGTATAGCCGTCTGGCTCGTACAGTGTGCAGTGAAAGGTAGTGTCAGACCCAATCTGGCGATACCAATATCTGATTCCTGCCATCAACTGTGATGTTTCCTCATCATACAGAGGGCAGAATCCCGGCTGCGATGGCGTATCAGCGTACCCGAATACTTCCAGATGGTCTAAGTTCCAAAAGCCAAACGCTCTACCACCTGCCATAGCTCTTTTCGCTGCAAGCTGTAACTTAAAATCAAAATCTTTCCCAAGCTTTTCTTTGTTCTCTGGCTTCTCCAACTTCAAGCCGTTTCCTAGTACATACTGCACTTGTTGTTGGCACAGTCTGCGGAAAAAGAGCGTTTTAAGCTTGTAATTTGCTGAGAAAATATCTTTTACCCGCTTACCGCTCACAGTATACAAAAACTTCTGGAACTGCTCTATTGTAACGTTGTGCTTGTTGTAGTACCGCTCACCGTCTTTGGCTTCTGCGTACTCCTTTGTTCCTCTGAACTCTGCCACAGCTTCTGCACAGAAATCACCCTTGCCCTTGTCTGGGACGTTTACTAAATCTTGATATGTTTTCAATCTATACTCCTTACAGCATGTAATTGCCGCTTGCTACTGCTGCATCAAGTGCGGCTCTTGTCTTTTTTATCAATCTCTTGGTTCTTACAAAGTATCGTACTGCATCCATGCAATGATCGCTTTCCTTGTCCACTTTCTCCTCTCCTCGGTCTAAGGCTTTCTGATCCCACACATAAGCCCCAAACTCTTTTATGGTGTATTTGCAGCAAGCCATAAACTTTAATCGCCTAGTTTGCAGCATGGTTGAAACGTCTGAAATTCCATTCGTTACATCGTTATCCGCATCCTTTACATGCAGCCCTCGGTTTCTTACCTCTACTTTCAGCGCAGCAGCAGAGGGGTCAATGATTACCTGCTTTGGCTTGATTCCATTTAGCATTTCCGCAAGTCCGTCTACAAGCTGTCCCACTGTCTTTTGTTGACTCTTCTCTCGCCCACTGTAGTAGTATTCTTTCAGGCATAGCCAATCGTCTGTCCCTGCAATTCTGCGCCAAAGCAGAAAAGTCGTTGCGTTTTGAATACCAAAGTCAGAAGAAACGTAATAATCTCCGATTGTGTCAGGTTCTTCTTTCAACACGTTCTCTTCTTTCGAAAACATATCATATACAAGTCCCTCAGCTATGCACCAGCGTCCGAGAATATAACGCTTATAGAACACTCCCACGTACATGTTACGATATCGCTCTTTGATCTCTTCTGAGAGTGAGAGGTTATCGTCCATTGTAAAGTGCAGGTAAATTAGTTTCTTTTCCTTGCGCTTATCTATCCAATTTACCTTGAACCAATGTGAAGGTGAATCAGGATTGCAGTTAAACCAGAATTTTGAACCATCAACAGAACAACGTCCTGTCGCCTGGTTAACGAAGCTCTCAGGCATAAGAGCCACTTCGTCAAAAAATACACCTGCAAGCGTGATACCCTGTATCAAGTCTTGTGATCGCTCATCCTTGCCGCCAAAGACATAAAAGTAGTTCTCCGTTTCTCCTCTCAATATGATAATCAGATTGTCAGCTCGATGATCTTCTATTTTATAGCCTCTGGCTCTTAGCATCAGCTTTAGCCAAAAAAGAACGTTGCGGCGAAATGATCCAATGGTTTTACCACACATTGCAAAATTCTGGCTCTCAAAGGTAGTCATAGCCCAAAATACGAAAGCTAGTGACATACTCAGTGTTTTTCCTGATCGAATAGCACCATCTGCAATGATACCCTCCATATCTTTTACTGGGGATGTATCACACCACCAATTAAGCACCTTACGTTGCTTTGGAGAGAATGGTTTAAAATGAAAAAACTGTTTAACTTTCTTCACTAGGCTCATCTGTCCAGCCCTCCCAATCCGCAGCGGCATTACCTTCAAGTGCTTGCAGGAATCCGTCATCAGCAAGCTCCTCCTGCTCGTTATCCTGCTTTAGCCGCTCGGTTTGTGCGTTGATCTGTGCTATCTTTGCCTTTTGCTCGGCTGTAGCTAAGTCCATATGCGTTGCTAGCCAATCAAGTGCTTTCATACGGTCAGCTAGCTTGATACTTGCCCCGTCTTTCCCCTGCTTAACTTCCGTGAGGATAGTTCCGTCTATCTCAGCAGAGGGCTTGAAACGGACAACATTAACAATTTTGGTAAGCGGTTTTTTCTCTCCTGTGTCTGGATCTTTTACTTCTACCAGTCCAGATGCCCCTATTACTGGAACTTCCTCCGTTCCAAAGGTTAGATAATCGGTGATATCAGAAAATGCAATATCCATATATTTCTGAAAGATGTCGGATTCGTCCAGTAATTCCCGATTTAAGCGATTCTGTTTTAGCTTTTGAATCTCATTTTGAATCTTAGGGTTTCTTAGGGCGTTGAACCCTTCCACCATTGCTGTGTTATAGCTGCACTGATACGCTTTTTGATACGCTTTTGTTGCGTTAAAGCTCCTAATGTAGTAGATGCAGAAAAGTCGCTGTTTATCGTTTAATTCTGTGTTCTCCATTACCTGCTTAACTTCGGACTCTATAGCTCTTTCCTTTAGGGGGTTCTTTTTATCCGAACGCTCGTTATTTTTTAGCGAACGTTCGCTTTTCTTTTCCGAACGCTCGGTGTCTCCCTTATCCCACTTATAAGTGCTTTTCCACCGTCTAACTGTCCCTTCTGGCAAGCCTAACTGACTTGCAATCTCAGTTAATTTCTTACCCTGCAAATACAATTTCTTTGCCTGATCAATCCTTGCATCCGGTGCTCTTGCCAATTTGTTCACCTACTTTCCGTATATCAAGAAAAGCCGCCTTTCCAGACGGCTATGCACCCTGAGGGGTGTGGCGAACCAGGATTGCACTGGGGGAGTGTATCAACTCAGCCACTTTTACCGCCTGTGGCTTATAGGAGGTGTATAGAGTCGTCAACAGCTTTCTCCGTACTCCCATATTGTAGAACTAATTTTGATTGATGTTGTGCCAACTTTTAGAATCCTGCATTTTTTCCAACGGAGTTTACAAAATCTATTTTCCACCGCTGAATTGTGCGCTCCGAGAAGCTTAATATCATTGATACCTTAGGCACGCTGTAGCCCTCGAAGAATAGCAGCTCTATAGCTTGCAGCCTATCTCTGTAATTCCCATGCTTTATTGCAGTTTCTTTTACAGCCTGCTCCATTGCCTTTTCTATCAATTTTCCTTGCCGCGTATTGGGTGTAGCCCTTGCATAGTGGTTAATCATTCCCAGTACTATGTTGTACCACCAGTTCTTATAGCGTGATGTGTTCAATCATCATCACCACCTGCTGCACACAATGCAAAAACGATAGTTACAATGATTCCTGTAAATACTCCTGCTACAAATACTGCAATTTCCATGTTTAATCCTCCTTCAGTTTTTCTTTTCCTTCCGTACCCGTTCCACCTGATATAAAAATCTGCGATACGGCATATTGCACTGCCTTGCACCTTCTGCTATCGGGATTCTTCCGCTATCCACTTTTGCGAAAATTTCATAAAAATTATCTGGAAGAGGGCAATGTGGAGAGCTTTTTTTACTTTCTCCTCTGGCTTTAAGCTGCTCATTTGCATATTTTGTAAATGTTGCCTGTGATACCTTACATCTCTCAGCAGCATCTACTCCGCTTAACTTGCCATCTCTCCATTTCTGATAATTTTCTTCAAAATTTTCAATTTCAAGTTTCTTTCTGTTTCTGGAATATCCTGTGTGCTTTTCTCCTCTGGCTTTTATCTGCTCGTATGCGTACTTTTCAAAAGTTACTGCTGCTACCCCGATTATCTTTGCCCCTTCTGCGGTTGTAAGCTTTCCATCTCTCCACTGTGTATAGATTTCTTCTGGTAGCTCTGCCTTGCGTTTAAATACCTGCTTTGATTTTCTCTTTGTGCGCTCTCTGGTCTTTGCTCCATTTTCTGGAGATTTTGTGGCTTCTGCTCCATTTTTCCGCATTTCTGGTTTTTCCCAGTGCAACCAGTTCTTGTACATGGGACGGTTCTCGTACTTCTTCCCCCACATTCCCAAGTCCATGTTGTGAGCACGAACATCTGCTACAGCCGCAGCTTCCTCTCGTGTAGAAAATAATCTTGTGCCTAGGTCGCTCTTTTTCCAATAGAATAAGTTATTGGCATTGTCACCCACCTCTCTGTGCAAGCACACAGATACGCAGCCTAGCCCACCACTTTTCCACTTGTACGGAGATTTTACAATGCTCTCCACTACCTCAAGTCCGTAATTTCTAAACCCTTCCAGTCCCTTATATCTCATCGTGTAATCGCTTGTGTAGTACTCACATACACAGTATACTTTGTCTCCAATTTTTGGATTCCACTCACTTTCTGCCATTTCTTACCTCCTGTAATTCTTCCCAAAAATCACTTTAAAATCTTCATTGGGATATTTTCTTTCGAATGCCGTTTGTCCTTCTTCGTGCAGCTTTTCCGCTGCTTCTTTGCAAAAATGCACACCGCAGGGCGGCTCGTTGTGGTGGTTATGGCACAGCCAAACCTTTAAGCCATACTTCTCGGATAGCTTTCTATTTGCCGTCCCTCCGAAGATGTGGTGCATTTCAAGCCCTGTGTCTGGCAGGGACATTTCTGCCCCTACCAGACTGCGGCAGACATAGCACTCTTTTTTTGTCTGCATTATACTTTTCATTTTCTTCTCTTCTTTCTGTTTTTAACTGTTGGCTGCGCATCAATCTTTTTACTAACTGCTTCAATTACCTGCGTAAAAAGCAATTTTCCAAAAAGATGTCCCACACCAATTTCCTCAATTGCTCTATCTGCCGAGCTGTTAATTTCGGCTTTCAATGCATCCGCATCAATCAGTCTCATTCTCTTCCTCCTCTCTCGGAAAAGCATATTCTTTGCTATCCGTAAAAATAATATTTTCTGGCTGTTGCTTATCCATCCTCGCGCCCTCCTTTTATACTTTTCACATAGCCCCAATAGCCATGTGAAAGAAAATAAGCCCTTCTGGCTGTAGCATCTGCACTACCATCATCAATGTGACTTTGGTAGTGCTGCTCCGCTAATTTTCTAGCTCCTTCTTCACCGAATCTCTTTGTGTTCCAACTCTCTCCACAAATACCACAGCAGATAAATTTGTCAGCTCTAACTTGATGAGCTTCGCGAAAATGCATTTCTATTTTTGCTCGATTAGTAGAATTTTCTTCACAAATCGGGCAGCGGTAGTAAGTCACTCTTTTGATTTTCTCAAATTCCATTTCAATTCCATCCCAATTTTTCCCATAGTTTTCTATTCACACTTTCATTCAGCTCCTCTGCACTGCCAATTCTTTCTGCTGCACTGCCAATTTTTTCTGCAATGCGTTTTGCAGCCACTTCTGCATACCCTTCTGTTCTCTGATCCGTTCCGATATACCTCATACCGTTCTGAATTGCCTCAATCTGCAATCTTTCCTCTGCATATGTTGGTATCTGATAATGGTTCACTCTTAGCCGCTCTGGTAGCTGCAAATTCTTTCTCGCTTGTTGTACATATCTACCATGTACCTCTCTAAAGGCGATTCTATCACCCTCTAAGTTCTGGCTATGGCAGAGATTTTTCCAACCCAGGCACTTTACAACCTCTTTTGTAATCGGACTCAAACTCTCAAGAGCCTCATCCTCTCTCATATATCCATACTTGTGCATAGCTGTCAACCACTCAGCCCAACCCTGCTCCCAGTCTGGGAGACTCGCTGCATTATCCTCTGCACACCGCTTGCGGATATCTGCAATTGTAGGTGGAAAATGTTCCTCCATGATGTATCGTGCAGCTGCGTTCTGCACCTTCTGCATCGGTATATCTTGCAGCATCTTATACCACAGTTCAACCGCTGCATCAGAATCCAAAAAACCCTTTGTCGGATACGCTGTTTTCAGAATTGTTGTTATCGCCAACCACGCTTCCTTCTCCGGTGTTAAGCCCATTTTTGATTGCCCAAGACTTGATTCCATCATATCTGTCATCACCTTTCTTTTCCTGCTCTCTCGTCACTCGGTTGCTGTAATTTCCGTCCAGAACCTTCACAAAGTTGTTCGGCATTACAAACCAATCAAAAGTAATCGCCCAACCTCGATCATTTAAACCCTGTAAGAAGTTGCTTACTTTGATTTGCTCAATAGCCGACAACACTTTATCTTTTCCATGCTCTCGGATTCGTGCTGACAACTTTCTATATCTTGCACTTGATGCAGCCATCTTACTGATAGGCTTGATTCCTAAGCTCTGCAACTCATTCCAAGCCTCTGCAATCTCCTTGATATCAAGTGAGACGCTTTGCGTTTCACAAGTCACATCGTCAGATTGACTATTACTTGTATTACTCTTGTATCTAGTCTCTGAGTCTGTATCTATACTCTTATATCTAGTATCTAAGTCTTTATCTAAACTCTTATATCTATTCTCTTTCTCTAGGGTCACATTTTCGTAACTGTCCGTCACATCATCGTCACATTGTGACACTTGCGCATAACATTGTGACGGAATATCATTGCATTGTAACGCTTTACGCTCTCTCATCCTGCGCATTCTCTCTGCACTATCGCTTTCTGTCCCTGTCATGGCTGCACACTCTGGCAAGATATACTCGTTTTCTGCATCGCCATCAATCAAGAGATTTTGAGCTTTTAAGAATGCGATTGTAACCTTTACATTCTCTGCATCCTCATCAAGATCAAGCGCAAGCTCATCCGCAAATGTGTCCTCGACTCCATCATAGTAGATTTTTCCATCCTGCTTTAAGGCAACTAAAAGCATCTTCAAGTAAATTACTGTGTAAGTATCGCCACCTGCGATTCTACGAAGCTTTTTAACTGGCTTGCTTTTAAAAAAATCATCTGAGAGCTTTAACCAATAGTACCTTTTCGCCATCCGTTTATTCCTCCTCTGCCTGCATCACCTGCAAGCCACAGCAAGGGCAGGTTACGGTATTGTATTTAGTATTCTTCGCAAAAGTCGTTTTGTACTCACTCGGTTCTGCATCAAAAATACTTTCACAATACTGGCATGTGAAACGCTTCGTCTTTAACTTGCGGTTGCCATACTTAATAATCTTCATTCTTTGCTCCTTTCTTGCCCCTCTGCTATGCCTTTTAGCAGTTTGATATGCTCTAGTTTATAAGTTATCAGTTAAAACCTCAAATCGCTTTAAAAGGCATCTAAGGGGGCTTTAAACGCTATCAATAATCTTTCATGTTACTGCTACCCTTCCAGATAGCAAGCATCTTTTCCATTTCCTCTGGTGTTATGGTGCCAATTCCAAGTGATCCTGCATCAGATACCGTGCCATGTATTAAATCGCTCATTTCTTTGGTGTTGTAGGTGGAGGAACCAAAATAGCATCGCACTATATAACTTTCTCCCTCTGCGCTCAAAATCTCAGTGTATCGGAACTTATCCTTTAAAACTTCCAGTGCCTGGGCGGTCGCTTTTAAATCTGCAAACACTCCATACTTTGAGAGCTGCAAGAGGTAGATCGTCCACTTATCAGAGCCAAGACGTTTTGCTATCTTATCGCACAGCACCCAAAAATATGCATTTGCATCCAAGCTTCGCTTGCTACGGTGCTTTTCCGCAGTAATATCTAGCTTTTCCACGTCTTTTATTTCCTCTACCTCTCGCAGAGCTTTTTCTTTATCAGTCACGGAAAAAGTGATTTTCAGCTTTCCATCTAGTGACAAGCTCACGCTGTCAAACTTTCCAGAAACTACCATTGATCAACCTCAATCTGTGTTGGCGCAAAAACTAATTTTGTTCCCTTTTTGCTCATCTGTGTAACGATTTTGTAAAACGCTTTTGCACAATCGTTTTCACTATCATATTCTGCCACAGTCGCTTCGTTATGTTCGGTTCCGATGTATAAGCGGTTCTTGACATAATAGATGCACGAAAAATTATCAACGTTGTAAGCTTTGCGTCTTGACAAATCCACTAAAAACATTATTTAAATCTCCTTTAATTGAATGGTAAACCCTCATCTTCTACGCCGTCAGGAATATTCATCCATCCGTCCTTATGCTGACTTGGCGGTGTATTCTTCTGTGCCTCTGCCATAACTGGGTGTGGCACTGGTGAATCGCCCTCACTTCTCTTCTCGCAAAACTCCTGCGATTCGATTACCACATCAGTGGTGTACACTTTCTGTCCCTCTCTGTTGGTGTAGCAGCCTGTCTGCAAGTGCCCTGTTATAAGCATCTTCATTCCCTGATGCATATACTTCTCGCAAAACTCTGCCTGATTGTCAAATGCTACGCAGTTGATAAAATCTGCTGTCTGGTCTCCTTGCTTTGATACTCTGCGATCTACTGCCAGAGTGTATCTAGCAACCGCCATCTGTCGTGTGCCCTGATTCGCGTATCTGACTTCTGGATCACGTGTCAATCTTCCCATCAAAATTGCTTTATTCATTTACTGCCTCCTTTGATTTGGTCGCTGCTAATCTCTTTTTACATTTGTTGTACTGTCCAAGCGTAAACTCATTTAAATCGTTTACATGGTACGCATTGCAAATGGTTTGCTTTGTAACTCCGGTTCTAGCCAACTCAGCCTCTAAAATCTTAATCTCGGCAGCAGTTACAGGCATGGGGCTCAGTTCCTGTGCTGTAGGCTCTTGTGTTGCGCTCTGATCGGTTCTTTTGCCATAGTTGAAAACTTCTATGCCTTTGCTATTGATAACGCTTAAAGCCGTGATTCTGCCGTCAGAAACCGTCATACTTCGAACTGCGAATCTTTCATAGCATTTATAGGTGTCTTTTCCTGCATCTTTGATTTCAACCTTATCGGCTGATATCCAAATAAACGGGGCTGTGTAAAGCTCTCTTCCAATGCCCAAACAGAAACACGCACGTTTGAATGCGTCAGAAGCTTGCCCCTTTTCCTTCTCAGTGTAGCTCTCTACACCAACGTCCTGTTTCCAAATCCATTCCTTGATTCCTGCACCGCGATCAACAAGAATGCCTACGCTGCAAAAGAGGTTGCCACCAATCATTTCATACTTTTTTTGCCAGTTTTCAACTCCTACGCTCTCGTCAAGCACGTTCTGGTCTACTCGTGCATCTTTATACAAAAGCAGCTGCACACCATTCTTTTTTACCGTAGAGATTCGCACCTCAACATCATCTGCGGTAAGTGGTCTGAATTTCAACATGTCCATTTTCCTTTCTTTCTTCTGCCAATCACTCTCTGTATCGTGAGAATGGTGGTTAATGTTTCGTATGGCGATTTCTTCGGGACTACGAACATTCTCTTCGGATGCCCTCCCCAAAGAACCATCCACACTTTCCAATCTTTCCCATACTTCTTTTTCTTCTGACGTTTATTCATCGTCTTCACCTGCCTTGGCAGCCTCAGTTGAAAATGCAGCCTTCATAGCTTTTTCAAGCTCCGAAGCTTCGTTTGCCAACTGCGCAGCACGTTCATAGTGCTTGCAGCTGAGCTGCCAAGTAGTGTGCGCTGCAAGGCAGCTGATGATTTCCTTGATTATTTCCGTGTTGATGATTGTTACCGTCACCTTACGACTCCCCTGCTCAAAACGAATTGCCTCTATCATTGAATACCTCCTACTTAATCTGGATATTGTTTGTAGTAACAAGCCTTGCTCCACCAATCATCGGTTCACCTGCTTTTAAGGCTTTCTTGAGTGCATTTTTGTCTGGGGCTACTGTAAAAATCAAATACTCATCAGGTAGCAAAAACGTATCATCAACCTGCACACTCTCGGACTTTCTCCAACCAATGGAGACTTTTGCACTCTTGTACTTCTCTCCACTCTCCATATACTGGGAAAGGTACTGCTTCAGCCACTCAGCCTTCTTCTCTGCGGATGCCTGACGCTTCTGCAATGCAAGCTTTTCAGCCTTTAAAGCCTCTACCTCTGCGCAAGTGTTCTTGTAGGCAAGAGCCAAGTTCTCAATCTTCTCATCACGAGCCATTGACAGCTCGTTGATTGCCTGCATTGCCTCCTCGTTGATGATTTCCCCTGTCTCTGGGTCGATTGCTGCGTTCCATGCTTTCTCAAGCTCTGCGTTGATTTTGTATAACGTAAATGCCACTTAATTTTCCTCCTTGATAATCCAACTTCTTTCAAAATCGCCTTTGTGGATACTCATTGTTATATGCAGTTTCTCGCGGTGTACCTCAACGTATACACCGTAATCAACAAATTCCCACGTTTGCTGAGGGTTTACGGCAATATAGCAACAACAACCTGCTCCCAAAACTGGATTGCAGCCAAAGTTATATACCCCTACCGTCTTGGGACGTGCTAACCCGCTCTTTAATGCCTTATCAATCATGCGTTTACCTCTTCACCCTTGCAAGCATCTGACTTGAATGCAATCACAGTTGCCTGCGACAGCTCATCAGCTTCTCTTGCAAGCTTTGCAACCTTAGCATAGTCACTTACGTCCATTGCTTCATTGATACGGATTCTAAGCACTGCCAAGACTGCTGCAATCGCTCCTGAGTCTGAAATTCGCATTGTTACTTCCTTGCTTCCCTGTTCTGTTGTATAGAGATATGTTTCTACCATCTTTCTGTCCTCCTTATTTTGAACCAAAGTATAATGCTATTGCCATGCCGCCAAAGATAACACATCCAAGAATCAGGTCTGAGATACCCTTAGCAATTGCATCAAGGAATCTTTCGCGCTTCGCTTCCTTCTCAAGTCGCGCTTTGAAGTCTCTCGCTCTCATGCACTTCTGTGCTCTCTCTGCACTTCCGTCCATCTTCTGCACCTGCAAGGTTGGTTCCCAAATTATTTTCATTTTGCTTCTACCTTCGCCTGACGCATTACCTCAAGTCTTGCTGCGTCTGCCATACCTGATGTATAGCCAAGCAGGAATGTTCTATAGTTGCTCGGCAGGGTTGCCGCTTCTGTGATGATAAGTGGCAATGCCTCGCGCTGCTTGTCGCTGAAATACTCTTTAATCTCGTTTAACATCATTTTTTCCTCCTTAAAACAATCTCTGCTGTGCGTTGGCTGCCGTGATCTGCTCCTCAAGTACTGTCGGAAGCTGATAGCAGTCAATGAAATCATGTACATCTGCAATATACTTACGCTTGATACTCTTATAGGTACTCACACAGCCATACTCTCTTTTCAACTGGCTGTAAATGTCCTTATACACTTGGCTTCTGATGCTGCCGTCTGCGTATGCTTCGCTGTCCTTACCGCCTAAACACTGCACTCCCTTGCGCTTTACGTGCTGCTGTACCTCGTCAATCTCGCATCCATACAGCGGCATATCTGTTTTCAGCTCTGTTACCTCTGCCCCAAGGGTGGCAACCTGCTGTGTAAGCTCTACACACCCCTTCGCAATTAGCTGTATCTGTTCTGCTGCTGTAAGCGGTGGAGTCTGCTGATAGCTGCCAGTCTTACGAATTGAAGGAAGTACCTCACCTGCAACCCAGTCTGTAAAGCGTTCTGCACTTTCCTTGCGGCTCTGGAAGATGGTCTTGTAGAGGTTTGCTTCGTTGACAAAACTCATTGATACAATCTGAATGGATGGTGTTCCATCTGCTTTCAGCCCTGTTTGCACCCCTACCTTACTAGTAGTAACCCCGGCTGAATTAAGTCTTGCTTTGACTCTGCTTACCTGCTCAAGCTCTAATGCCTTGCATACATCACTCAGGCAAAACCACGGCTCACCGTTGATAACCTCTGTTCTGATATCTCCAAATTCTGGATTGCTAAAAATCTTCATTGCGTTTGATTCCATCGTTTCTTCCTCCTTGACTTCTTCATGTTCTTCTAGTTCCTGCTTTACTTCAATTTCAAGTGGTTTCTCTTCTACTGGTATTCCCTCTGCCTGCGGCATTTCTGGCTCTTTTTCCTGTTTTGTAGCGTTATGCAGCCAGTTTGAAAAATCTGATATAGTATCTGGAGATAGCTTGCTACGCTGGCACAGATTGCGTACTCCTGCAATGCTTATAACATTGATGCAGCGTGTGCCTCTCATTGACTCGCTGACAATCTGCTTCAAGTTTTCTTCACCTGCATAGCGGTTAGCATATACGCTTCCATACCGCTTGAATCCTAAAGCATTGCAGATATCTGTTGCGTAGAAATACATATTCTCGTTAATCAATGTTGCTCTGATTTTCCCAAAAATCGGGTGATGGAAAACTTTAAAATCTCCTGCAGCGTTTTCATAGTCCTGCTGTTCATCTTTAAAAAGCGGTAGATAACGCGTTCCATTAAACGATTCTTCTAAAATTTCAACATAGAAGGTAATTCTCTCTGCTACTTCCCTAAGTAAGTTGCTAGTCTTTGCCTGTGCTTTCTCGCACAAATTCATTACTCCGTCAAAATCAATCAGGTTTGCTTTCTTCAAGCCATTCTTAATCTGCTTGATATGCTCTTTTCCTGCATATCTCTGCGTATATGTGCCTGTCCATGTGCCTTTTCCAAGGATTCTGCAAACGTCAGCGGCATAGAAATATGTTTTAGACGTTATCAGTTCAACTCTGATTCTTCCAAACTCTTCGTTTGTGTACTCTAACATGTATGCTCCTTTCTTGTGCATTCCAATAGTTACAAGGTTCGCGCAAACCTGATCACTCCGCGCAGGAGTCGAACCTGCATTACCCTAAGGGTAATCCGTGCGGAGCTGTAATTTAGTTAAATTTCAAGGTATTCATATTCTTCAAGTGCTGCATCAATTTCCACCTGATCAAGTGCCTTATCATGATAGATTGTGTGGCTTCCTATTGTGATCTCGCGAATTATGCAGACATGAAGGGATTCATCAATAGTATAATTTGCTCCTGTTCCAACTCCTGCATATTCGTATAGCAAAGAACATAATGCATTGATCTCGCCAACATTCCAAGCTGTAGCTACACTAGTCGGGAAAAGAGTGTCAGGCATTCTACAAACTATATTGGAAATCTTATGGATAATATCTGTTACTTTCATTTCTTACCTCCAACCTTGTATTTCATCAGCAGATGCTTATAGCCATCAATGATCCTCTCCTTCTGCGTCATTGTGCTTCTAAAACCTCCCCATTTCTGATTGTGTACCATGTATTTTCTTTGATGGTTTCGCCATCAACTCTAACCATCTTTGCCCCCTTGAAAGTCCATGAATCAATTCCTGCATCTGCTTTTTCAAAATCGTCATCATCTGCATTACCGTTGTATTCCCAGTCGGCGAAAACCAAGTGAGAGCCGATCACTCCCTTAGCTTTGGAACAAGCTCCCCATGCAATGGCAACTGCCGTTGCATTGTCTGCACTTGATGCTCCTTTGTAGCCTGTGGCACTTGATGCTCCGCAGTAGCCTGTGGCACTCGATGCTCCGTAGTAGCCTGTGGCACTTGATGCTCCGCAGTAGCCTGTGGCACTTGATGCTCCTTTGTAGCCTGTGGCACTTGATGCTCCGCAGTCGCCTGTGGCACTTGATGCTCCGCAGTCGCCTGTGGCACTTGATGCTCCGCAGTAGCCTGTGGCACTTGATGCTCCTTTGTAGCCTGTGGCACTTGATGCTCCGCAGTCGCCTGTGGCACTTGATGCTCCGCAGTAGCCTGTGGCACTTGATGCTCCTTTGTAGCCTGTGGCACTTGATGCTCCGCAGTCGCCTGTGGCACTTGATGCTCCTTTGTAGCCTGTGGCACTTGATGCTCCGCAGTCGCCTGTGGCACTTGATGCTCCGCAGTAGCCTGTGGCACTTGATGCTCCTTTGTAGCCTGTGGCACTTGATGCTCCGTAGTCGCCTGTGGCACTTGATGCTCCGCAGAATTCAGCAGCTCCTGCTTCCTTTTTAGTACGCTTAATCGTGTACTCGATGGAAGCCTTAACAAGCCCTGCTATGCTTAACTCAGCACCAATCTTGAGTTTGGTAGATGCAAGCTTTGTGTCATCATCTGCCTTGTCTATTTCACCGTCTGCTTCCACTTCGTGGTATACACTGTGAGCAGGATCATAGTAGCGGAAGCAATCAAGAGGATATTCGCAGGAATGAAATCCTGTTTCACATACCTCTGCCGTTGTCTCTTCATATTCCTTGCCCTCCTCATACTGAAAATCACGGCAAGTCATGTCCTTGTTAAATCCCTTGTAACTCTTCATTTTTTTAATTTTCCTTTCTTTTATGCTGATTATCTGGCAACTGTGCTACAAAAGTTCGGTTAACCTTTGCTTTCAGCGCATCTTCTATTTCTTTGATTTCGTCTTGCAATTTGGCAGTTGCTAGTTTTTCTGCACTATCCTTGTCATAGGTTTCAATAATGCAGCCTGCTACCAATTGCCAATCTACGTAAAAAAGTACCTTGTATTTATGCACCCACATCCCCCTTTCTCTTTCTGTTTACCTCGATGCTCTCTAGCTCCTGTCCATGCTCTCTGCACCATATCTTGTACAGCTCGGTGAGGATGTTCTGTGCCGCCTCTTTGCGGCTATCCTCTGGCAACTCACCCAAGCTATTGACTTCCAGCCCTTTTATGTAAAACATTTCCTCACCTCCCTACATTGAACTATCAAACAGCCTTAGAAAGTCTATATGCGCCCACGCTTCTCAACAGCCTTACAGCTTTTTCAAAATCTGGAGCGTATCCGCAATCTCTGAGAAGTACTGCACAATCTGTAAACTGATTATTGATCATCATGCATGTTTCATGATATGCACTCTTCATTACTTCATCCTCTGGGTCATTCATGCATTCTCCAAGCAGGTGTGTACCCTTTACTACAAGCTCGTCAAGCTTATCAAGCTCGGTTTTCAGTCTGTTTTCTGTCTCTTTGCTCATTTTTCCCTCCATACACTAGAATCATTTAAAATGGTTGTTGTTCTTTACAATTTCGACCGCTTTCTTAACACTGATTGCCTTGAAATAGTTGTGAGGTAATTCTGCAGTAGACATTGTGATTCCATTTTTCTCTAAATCAGCTACAATATCGCTTACAATCTCCTGTTTTAGAGTTTCAATATACTTCAACTGATTTTCATTACGCTCGCTGACAGTCTCATAATTGCTTTCTAAGATTCTGATACGGCGAATCAGTTCTTCTTTACTCTTACTTTGTAAAGTACTGTATTCCAACGGTTTCTGAGTAGCCGTAAAGCCGCCACATTCTAAGACATCTAAAATATTTGTCATATTTTCAACCCTTTCTGCCCGTCTTGCCGTTAGCTCAGCACTGGTTACTTGCTTTCATAGATTTTTCTTCGATTCAAGTAGTTCCATACCTTCTCGCGGTTCTTGCTACCTCTCTGTAGCATCTGCCGTGCGGTCTTTGTGTCCATGCTGATAAGCCTTGCAAGCGTTTTGGCTGCGTCCATGTACTTTTTCCACTCCTTCTCGTATGCCTTACTACTTGCCGCTTCAAGCTCTGCATTAAGTGGATCTTTGTCCCATGCGTCATCCGCTTTGTCGCTTTCCTCTTCCAACTTCTCAAGCTCTGTAAGCTCCTTTTCAAGTAGCTCAAGCCCTACACCTGTAACCGTCTCAGCAATCTCTTTCTGTTCTTCTTCGCTGTAGTCCTGCTCTGGCTTGAAGTCGATATACGTTACTTCTCTGTCGGCTTCCTCTGGTGTCGGTTGCGGCTCTTCTACTTCCTGCGGAAAAAATCTCTCGATCTCTTCCGATCTCATTTCACATCCGTCAGCTTCCATCCAGATGTTGTAAATCTGTTCTGGTGTATAGTCCTTGTAGGAACAGATTCTGGTAATGTACTTCTTTCCTTTCTCTTCATAGAAAATCAAGAGGTTGTCACCCTCAGCCTTGCAATCAAGGAATCTTCCGCTGATACCGTAGTAAAGTTCTACATCCTCGTACCATCTCTTCATACTGCTTTCAAGATGAAATCTAATAACATTTAACATAACTTCGTTCTCGTCTTCCTCTTCTACGATAATTTCCTGCTCCTTTTCTTCAACTTGCTCCTCTTCCTCTACATCATTCTTATGTTCTTCAAAATACTCTGGGTCGGTTATCTCACATGACATATCGAACATTCTCTGTGCATACATTCCGTCAACAAGCATCTTCGTGTGGTAAGCGATAGCATCAAGGCTCTTGCAACCCTTATCTGTAAAAACATGTGTTGCTTCATCGGCTCCATCCTCAACAATAGCAATGGTTGTAACTCCATCAATATTGCGCTTGAGAATAACTTTGAGTTCATACCTGTCTTTGCCAGTTTCAATAGTTACATAGATATCATGGCAATAATCACTTAACTCTGTTACTCCTGTTAATGTGCAATCACCTAATGCCATCTTGCTGATTGCTCTCTCTACTTTTGTGGACAATGGTTTAACACTTTCCATTTTATTTCTTCCTTCCTGCTTTACTGGCTCAACCTCGATAATCGGCATGTGCTTAATCTTTGCTTCTTTCACTATATAATCGTTTGCTTCGACTACGGCAAATGCATCATATTCGCTATACTTCGCTTCTACGTCAGACTTCTTTTCTGCGCTTGCAATGTTTGCATGAAAAATACCGTCTTTCTCGTAATTTACTACAAAGTACTGCTTTGCTGTTTCCTTCTCTGCTGCTTCCTGCTTGTCCTGCTTATCTGCATTCACTTCTTCCTCAGCCTTTTTATCTATCTCTGCTTTTTTAATTTCTGCTTCATCTAATAGGCTTTCGATTCTACGAACGGCTGTTGCCATAGCATCTTTCTGCGTACCGTCAATTTTGATTTCGACTGTGTGTGTGCCAGCAACATATACGGTAATGACATCATCATCATCATAGATACATGCCCATGCAGAATATCCGTTGATAGTAAAATAAGCTGTGTTAGAATTAAATTCATCATCAAATTCTGTTTTGACGAACTCACTATCTGTGAAGTTCTTGCAGATCATTTTTCCTAATCTTGTAATAAAGCTCTTGTAATTTGCGATTGCCATTTTGTTTCCTTCCTTTCTGTTGAGCTTTCCTTGCTCTGTGACTATAATATATCACATTGTGAGTTTAATGTCAACAGGTTTTTAGAAAAAATATTGACTATGTGAGTTTTTTGTGATATTCTAAAATCGGAAAGGAGGTATCATACTAATGAATGAAAGAATCAAAGAGGTAAGAAAGTCACTGGGGCTTACACAAAATGAATTCGGAGAAAAATTGGGTGTACGAGGTAATACGATCACTAATTATGAATCTAATTCACGGAAACCTTCAAATGCTATCATTTCTGCTATATGTCGAGAATTTCAAATCAACGAGGCTTGGCTACGCACTGGCGAAGGGGAGATGAAAGCCCCGATGACCAAGCAAGCTGAAATTGCAGAGATCACAGCACAACTTTTTCGCAAGGAAGAAACCGACCCGGAGACATACAACTTTTTAGTTGCATTAAACAAAACTCTTTTGCAGCTGGATGAAACCCAAATGCAAGCTGTGTTGGACATGATCCGCAAGCTTAATGCTGCGATCAGTAAGGGGGAAAAGTAAAAAAAACGCTGCATTTCCGCAGCATATTACCGCACTCAGTAAAAAGGTAAAAAAAGAAAGCAGGGACTCAAAAAAAGTCCTTGCTTTTTTTATTCATCGCACTTATAGTTAGGGTTGTAAAGGGTTCATACATCTTTTATACTTTTCTCTATGTGGGATAACCACAAAAGGCAAGTACCTTTATCCTTTCTGTCTGCCCTTCGTGCTTCCTTTCGGCACGAGGGGCGTTGTGTGAAAAGAACTCAATAATTCTCCGTATTTAGGGAACCAGTGCAATCTGGTTTCCTTTTCTTTTGGTGTTTTGTTTAATATATGAAATAACAGTGTTTACTTTTGAAAAGATTTGTGCTATAATATAAGAAAGAAGGGAGGCGAAAAGAAATGGAATTGCATGATAGATTACAAGAAGTGCTAAGGTTGAAGGGGATTAAGCAAGCAGGACTGGCAAGGACGTTGAATCTCTCTAACGCATCTGTCTCAAAGATATGCAATGGAAAAAGCAAGCCAAGTGCGCAGAGTATCACGCTGATCTGCGAGAGATTCGGCATTCGTGAGGAGTGGTTGCGGACTGGAAAAGGTGAAATGCAGGTTACATCCTGCGCGGAAGTCTCCAACATCGCAAGCCAACTGAGGCAACTTGATCCTACATCAAGCCGCTATCAAGTTGCAATTGAGGCTGTACAGTACGTTTTGCAGCTCTCAGAGGATCAAGCGCAGAGTTTTGGAGGCATACTGTGCAGTCTCAAAGAACTCAAACGAGTTACATCCTAAGTAAAATTTCATAAATCAACAGCAACACATCTTCATTTTGTGTTTGCAACATATCGGTTATCTTTTTAATCAGCATCTTTTTCATTTACGGCTCCTTTCTGAACGCGTTTAAGCGTACGGTAAATGGCTAACAGGGTAACAAGATCAAAGGTTTGCAGTAGACTGGATATCTTTTTTATAAGCTCCTTTCTATCCATATGATGCACCTCCTTAAAAAAAAGATGTTTCCATGCTAACACAAAGAAGAAAGCGATATAATACTTTTTTTAACACTTTTTACATGACTAATCATGTAAACGTAACACAAGAAAGGATACAGAAAAGGAAATGGAAGGAAAGAAAAGGGCGGCTATATATGTCCGCGTATCAACCGCAGAACAAAGAGATCACGGCTTATCAGTAGATAGCCAGATTGATGCGCTGCAAAAGTATTGCCGCGAGAACGGTCTGGAAGTCGCGGGCATCTACAACGATGCAGGCATTAGTGCGAGAAAGAAGTATAAAGCACGTCCTGCACTGTTGCAGCTCATAGAGGATTGTCAGAATAAAAAAGTTGATATCATCCTTTTCACAAAGTTGGATAGGTGGTTTCGCTCGGTTGCGGACTACTATGAGGTACAGAGTCAGCTTGATGCCGCAAAAGTGCCTTGGAGAGCTATCTGGGAGGACTACGAGACGGAAACGTCCGCAGGTGTGTTTAAAGTCAACATTATGTTGAGTATCGCTCAAGCGGAGTCAGACCGCACCTCAGAGCGTATCAGAGCGGTTAACGAGTATCGCAAATCACAGGGATATATCATAGTAGGCAAGATGCCACTCGGATATATCCGCACATCAGCATCTACCATAGACTTTGATCCGCAGACAAAAGAAGCTATGCAAGTTTTTTTTGATACCTACCTTAATACATACAGTCCCGTACAAGCCATGGATGCAGCTGCCGAGAGGGGACTGAAAATGTCTCGAAAAACCGCCCATTTTTTGCTTGATAAAGAGCCGTACTACGGCACTTACTATGGTGTATCAGTGCCAGGATATATCACACCTGCACAACATGAGCTTATACAGCAAGCAAGGCAGCATTATCCCAGACAGCCAAAAGCAGACAGAGTATATATTTTTACAGGGTTGATCTTCTGTGCTAGCTGTGGTGCAAGGATGGGATCAAAGTGCACTTGCTATACAAGCTACGGCAAACCAAGCGAAAAGCTATACTATCAATGCCGCATGAGAACCGTGCGGAGAGGAGAATGCAAAAACGCTGCATTCGTCATGGAACACAATTTGGAAAGCTACATGATAGATCATCTGGAAGAATTGATTGTAGATTATAACGCAAGCGTTCAGAAGCTTGCAGCGAAAGCAAAAAGCACCGAGGGAAAAATTGAGAAGATCAAGGGGAGATTGGAACGGCTGAAAGATATATACCTTGATGGCGATATGAGCCGTGCTGAGTATCTTGAAAAGACAAAAGAGCTGAAAGCACAGCTTGCGGAGCTTGAGAGTTTGACAGCACCTGCGCTACCAGTCAGCCAGATGCCAGATAACTGGAAGGAAATTTACGAACAGCTATCAAGACAGGGAAAGCGAGATTTCTGGCATAGAGTTGTGAGGAGAATCGAGATCAAGCGTCACTCAGTCGACAAGGTGTACTTTGTTTAAATTTTTGTGCAATTTTTTTGTACTTACTTTTTGCTATTATGTCACCTTGTCACTTGTCATGGTAACATAATAGCAAAAAATATCAATAAAAAGCACTGATTTAGTGCAAATATATACTTTACAAAGCACTGAATCGGTGCTATACTATAGTCATAGCAAAGAAAGGAACTGCCAAATGTAGTAAGGTAAAGAGAAATGAAGAAAGAAAATAACAGATTCGCGCTCAGCAAGACAGACAAAGCTATAATTGATTTGTGGAAGCAGTATGGAGCAGTTAAGCCTATTTCAATTCAAACTGGTTGTTCTCATCACAAAATAACCAAGTGTCTAGCCACTCATGGATATGTATTAAATGCAGCACATGCAAGGATTCTTGAATTGTATAGCCAAGGGGTGGGGGTTGAAGATATTTCCAAGGCAGTAAAGTTAAGCTTATCAAGTGTCCGTGCATATCTACCAAGAGAAAGACCTGAGTATGGTCAACATTATTCCAAGAACGCAAAGATAATTTACAATTGGCGTCAGAAAAAGGAAAGGAACTAAAACAATATGGAAGTTAAGGAGCTTCGAGAGCTGACTGGATTAAACCAACAAAAGTTTGGGGATTTATACTCAATCCCCAAGCGCACACTCCAGAACTGGGAACTGGGAGTAAATAAGTGCCCAATTTATTTTAGATTGGCACTGGAACGAATGGTAAAAGAAGATTTTCAGGCACTTGAAACAGAAAAAGAAAAGTTGCTGAAACGTCTATCGGAAATTGAAAAATTGCTAAGTGAAAGCTAACTGTAAAAGAAAGGAGCAAAGAAATGAAAGTAAAGCAATTGTATGAAACCCCACTCCTGCCGCGTCACTACATCATAGAATTGGAAGACGGCTCATTTAAAATGTTTAGCATGTATGGGGGAACTCGGAAGATCACTGAAAAAGATTTGATACCAGTGCGCTACTATAAGCCACAAAAAGAACATGCAAAAGTCAGTGAATATTTATATGAGCTGTACGGGCTTGAGAAAATCAAAAAGGAGGAATCACAAAATGAAATTTGACGCACAGAACGCATCTATCGCAGCACTAATTAAGCGATATGATATTGGGTTGAAAACTGAATACAAGAATGGAAAGGAGGTACTAACAGGTGCAATCTATGCTCTGGAAACCAGAAAGCTTAAGGGCGACAATGCTATGGAAATTATCAGAGCGCGTAAACCAGAAATATACGATTATCTGGTTGACCGCCGCAACGCAGAAATCAAAGCCGCAGAGGAGCGACAGGCAAAAATTGATGCAATCGAAGGACTCAAGGAATTGAAAGCTGCCAGAGCTGATCTCGCAAGCTGGCACAAAGAATTTGAAAAGTCATTTGATGATGTAGGCGGATTAGGGGTTAGATCAAAACCGAACTATGATTTAAAGGCTATGTCGGAAAAATACCCACGTGCCGCCGCTTACATCAAGGCTGACGCTTGGGCATACGCTGCAAATTTTGAAAAGGCATCCGCAGGAAGGAAAGCAAAGGAAAGAATCATCAACGGTGAAGAACCTGCCCTTGTACTCCGTGAAATGGAGGAAGAATGGGATGAGGCTTGCAGATCGCACATTTGGGATTAAGGTAAAAAACAAAGAAAAGGCGGTGGAAATCCCACCGCTTTCTCTTTAGACTTATTGTCTTCAGTTTTTTTCAATCCACATGCCTTTGCAAGCATGAATGAGATTTCTATCTCAACTCCATATTATCTCTAAATAAGCTAAAAGTCAATAAGAAAAATTAAAAAAGAGGAGGGCACGCAGCTCCCCTCTTCTTTTTATGTCAGTATTTTGTTGATCACAGCCTTGTACTCCTTAGGATATAGCAGCTTTATTGCTTCCATATGCTCATCCAGTACATCTAAGGCTTTTTCTATCGGTACTTTTCCAACCGCCTCTAAAAAATCAGATTTAGGGGAAGTTGGTTCTGCTGCATACGCATATCTTGGCATTTGCTGTATCTCAATTGGCTCTGGTTCTGGTGTAGGGGAGTTGCGCTCTTGTACTATGTAGAGCATAGCAAGCTTTTCCACAGTTGAAAAGGTGATATTTCCATTTTCAAGCCGTGCAATCTCACTTTTTATCTCGTCCATATCAAGCATCGCTCTACCCCCTTTCCATCATCACTCCTGCAAAGCTTCCATTGCCTTTCTGAGTGCGCCTTTCTGACTCTGGCTCAGATCACTGTTATCAATCATATCTCTGATCTGATCTGCAAGCATCGTGCGTCCCTCATCCATGCTGTAGCGTCCTCTGCCGTCTCTGCTGTAGTGTGCTCTCACATAATGCCGTCCATAGCTGCTGCCGCCATCTGGCTCTCCGTCTCTGCTGTATCTCCATTTTCTGCCGTCCTCGCTATAGCCAAGCTTTTCTTCGAGCTCGTCAATGCGCAGAAGCTTTTCCTTCGATACGATGAGCTTGTATACTGTATCAAGATCACCTGCGGACATCTCGCCCTTTTTGGCGATTTCCTCAAGCTCTGTGCAAATCATGCGCTTTAAATCTTCCATTGTTCCCATTATGCCACCTCCTTCTTTACAATTATCTCTGCTGTATTAACCGTAACAGTCGCACCCTCTACTACTCTTGCTGAGACTGTGCCACAGCAGCAGTCTACGCAAAATTCAGTCTCCGCATTCACTGACCAAACGTCAGTTGCAGCAGCAGGAACGACAGCCATTAAGGTTTCTGGAAGCCTCTCGCCATCCAAAAACAGTGCAAGCTGAATTGCTCCTGCAACCCCTGTTACGTTGGCGTGAAAGTACACGAGGTACTTTGCAGGGTTGCAGCAAGTGCCACCTTTGACAGTCACCTGCCCTGAACCTGCTCTATGCTTAATGTTACAGCAACCCTTGATAATTGTGTTGGTATATGGCACTGCACCGCCAAGAGGGACGGCTGTAGGTGTGGTTAACGTATATTCTGCCATACTCGCCACCCCCTATCAGGAACAGCTATTGCACGGATTGCAGCAACCGTTCATATAGCCATAGAGCTGTCCAGCAGGGAAGCTCGGAACTGGTGCAGGCTTAAGCGTCTGAACCAAGTAGTTGTTCTGCGCCTGCTGTGATGCTGCTAACTGCAAGCCGAAAATCTGCTGATTCTGCTCGGCAATCTTCGCGTCTTTTGCTGCAAGCTGCTGTGCGTTCAGTGCATCAAGGATAGCTCTTGCGTTGCTGTTCTGGTTGTCGATGATATCGCGTGTGTTGGAAGCGTTGTTGTAGTTTGTCTGGCAGAATCCAGATTCTACACTGTGCTGCAAAGCATTCGTATTCATCGCCATGTTGTAATTCACACCTGAGATAGCTTCTCGGTTATCGCAGCAGCACTGTGCAAGCTGAGACTGCAAAGCGTTTGCATTCTGCATAGCTGTGATATTACTAGCGTTCATCTGCTGCATAAGATTCATCTGCCCATTGGCTCTGGATAACTCAGCCTGTGCAAAGCCATTACAAAGGTTCTGGTTTACATTTGAGAATCCAGTCAACGCGGTAGTGTTCTGAGCATAGAATCCATCACATAAGCCGCTGTTGATCGCATCGGATTTGCGCTCTAATGACGCTGTAGAGCTGTCGATCTGTCGCTGTAAGGTTGCAAAATCGCTTGCTAAAACGTAGTTATCAGCCGCGCCTGCACCTCCATTGTTTCCCCATCCGTTACCGTTTCCCCAACCGCAGAACACGAAGAGGAAAAGAATGATGATCCACCATGCACCACCATCACCCCACATTCCGTTACCGTTATTACCTGTTACGGCTGCGATATCGGCAGGAGTCATACTTTCACTTGTTAAACTCATAAATTTTTCTCCTTTCTGAGTTTTTTGTATAATCAACGCATTTTGCGTGATTTACTTACCATTGCTATTTAACAACCCTTGAAACTGTTGCGCCATTGCTTGCAACTGATTGAGCTGTTGCTGATTGATTTTCCCAGAGGTAAGAAGCTTCTGAACCTCTGCTTTGGGATCACCAGTAAATGCTTTTTTAAACTGTTGGAATTGCTGTATCATCTGCATTGGATTTTGAAATTGCATCTACACTACCTCCGTTCTTAAAGTGTGCTTCCAGAGCCGCTAAACGCTGCTTTAAGCCGCTTATCTCTTTTGAGTAGTCAACAGCTTGCTTCTGCGTCTCCGTGCCTACGTTGGGCGATTCTGCACCCTTGCGCTGATACTCATATGTTTCCATGTAAGGTCGTCCAGAGCTGTCAGCTCGCTTTTCATAGAAAACTTGGCGGCTACTATCCCACAGTCTCACAAATCCATTAGCAGCTACAAGATAGGCTTCTGCTGCATTCTGCCCTTGAACCCAAATACGGTCATCAGCTGAGGGCTGAGGCTGCTGTTGTGTAAAATTCTGATAGCCCTGCATCTGCGGACTCTGCTGCATTCTCATCTGTGCTAGCTGATCTGGCACGGGTGGGCTATACGGTTGCCCAAAATTTTGATAGCCATAGTAGGGGTAACTCACTTCTCATCACTCCTTTCCCAAAAGTAGAGGGGGATTTCCTGCCCTGAGTCCCATGTATCAAAATAATTTCCATCCACTACCGTTACAACATGGCTGCCTAACGCAATCACATATACCCCGTGAGGGTGTTCAGCTGCAAAATCTGCGACAGTGTAGCATACTGGACATGATTCCGAAACTATGCCACGTTTAAAACCGTTCTGGCTCAAAAATGCACCCCACACAGCGTTAGCAGATGGCATATCTGCCATTAGCAAGCCTTGTATACATAGCTGTAGGTAAGTTTTGTCCCAGTCTTGGTTGAGAGCTTTGCACAATGCTCTTACCGTGCAATCTCCTACTCTGGCGGCTTCTGGATTTGGATTATACTTTTTATACATGCTCTCATTCCTCCTGCTCATATCATCGCACAAAGGCTTTGAAAGATACACGATGCAGAAACGATAATTTTGCGCATAAAAAAGAGCCTACCGTTTGGTAAGCTCAATTTATTTTTTTATTCAGTTGTAAGCTCTGCTTGTGTTTCTATCGCTGTTTGTGGTGGCTGATCTGCATTCTTGTTGTTGGCAGCTGATCCACCGATTATCAGCACATACAGCACCCATGCAGCAACGATGATGCCGCATCTGGCTTTACTGTCCATTTGAGTGGTTGGACGTAAAAGTAAAATTGTTAAAGGTACTGGAAAGATAAAAAGCCATCCCAAAACCCAAAGCCAAGTTCTTTTCTTTTCCTTCGGCTGTTGCGCACCTGCACTTGCATCCCATGTATAGCCGCAATCTTTGCACACTCCCACGGTTGATCTGATCGCTACAGTGTTCTTTCCTGCTGTGATCTCGCGTTGCTTCTCACGGCTAAAAGTTACATTTGTACTACCACACTTTGGACACCCTGCTTTATTTGCTTTCTCGTTCTCTTTTAGCACCTCTGCCGAGAACTGAGTGCCACAAAACTCACAAGATTTCGCATTCCCCTTTATACTTGCCCCACAGTTAGGGCATTTTATAGTCTTTGCCATAAGCACCACCTTTACTCACTCAAATCAAAATTAAGGGTGATAGGTTCGGTAAGTAAAAGTTCTTGATATGTGGTATCGTCCAGAACTTGAATCTTAAACTCCATCGTCTCCAAATCTTCAAGGCTCTCAACTTCAACCTCGTCAGTGATGGTCAAGGTTCCCTTTGCCGTCTTGTTTGCCTCCATGCCTGCCGCAAACATTGAGTACGTCATAATGTTGTTTATAGATGCGTCAGCCGTCTGAACACGAATCTTTTTATCGGTAAGATTTTCGGCAGTAAACTTGATATCATATCTTCCGTACTCGTCCGTGATGCCATCATAAGTTAAGATAATCATATCATCTTGGTAGATCACATCGCCCTCTTGTACTGCGGTTTCACCTCTCAGCTCCTTTAATTTGATTTTCAACTCTGCGATGCGCTTATCAAGTTGCTGCAAAAGAGCTTCAATTCCCTCTATGCTGTCCTCGTCTCCTTCGATTACAGTTTGAGCCTCTGTGGTTTCCTCTGCCATTGTAGGTGCTACCGATGCCATAAGCATAGATGCAGCTGCAAGCGCATAAAATACTTTTCTCATGTTTCCTTCCCTCCGTGAGATATTTTTCTAGCTCATTGTACATCTTATTTTGGCATCCGTCAACGCTTTCACTAAAAAAGGGAGCCACAAAAGCTCCCTAAAAATTATTTTTTTAATTCATTTGCATAGGCTACCAACCAAGGCAGAGCCAAGAGTTTATCGGTTGCAGAGTACCAATATTCTTGAAATCTTCTGGTACTTACACACATCTTTTCAGCTGCCTGCTCCTGCGACAAGCAATCGTCCAAGAGGTATGCAACCGCCTCTTTCTCCCTCTGGTTAAGCCTCGCCCTCATCAATGCAAACTCGATTATCGTATTGTCTCCGCAATTCCAGAATGCTTTTACAAGTCCTCTATCCATAGAATCACCTCGCCAACATACAAGCCACTAGGCACACGTTCACCGCCACGGATGCAATCAGCATTGCACGACAAAGCAAAAATTTCCTTTCTGCTTTAATAGCCGTCTCAATTGCATCCTCTAAAAGCATTCTCTTTGCATCCATACTTACTCCTTTTTTAAAGTAGATCCATCTACCCAACCATAGACTCCATCGCCTACGATGTGATAGTTATGCTTACCAGTCGCACAAAGCTGTGTAACTTTTGCTTTTCCTGCCTTAGCTGCTACTGGTGTTGTAGCCCATGCGGAGATATACTGCGCACCTCCAGAAAAGTATACCGTATCGCCCACGTTGATAGCTGTAGACTTAATGGCTGTGTAATCGTAGTACACTTCACCGCCCTTAGTATATGCGTAGCCACATGATGCACCTGGCCACACGATTTTGTACCAAAAATCAGCGGTTACTTCAAGTACTTCTACTGCCGTTCCCTTTTGGATGATAGCAAGAGCGTTTGCAGAGCCTTTTGCTCCGTCTCTAATATGCATTGCAGTCTTTGCAACTGCTGTTCCGATACCCTTGCCGCAGAAGCTTGTATTGCCCTCTAATGGCTTTGAGGTGCTGCCGCTTACTGCTGATCCGTTATCAAGGACTACCACGGTGTGCCCCTGTGTGCGTGTGCAGAGAATATCCCCACGTTTAAGGGCGGTATCATGATTGGTAACACTTGTATCTGTAATAACATCAAAAAGCTTTGTTGCATCAAGTACAAGCACCTGATTAGCTGTTGAAAACCACGGCACATCCTTGCCAATAGCAAAAGCTACACATACACGTACAAGGCTGCTACAGTCTGTCTCCACTGGGGTGTTAACCTTGCTGCAATCCCATCCGTACTGCTTAGCCTTGTCGTACAAATCCCAAGATGTAGACTGATCGTAACCAACATTATTATTTGCGCACGCTGCTTCCATGCACTGTGCAATGCGCTCACGCACTGCTGCATCTTTAGCACGGATAACTACCCACCCCTTATCATGGCGATACCATGCTTCTACAGCTACTTCCTGCCCTGTCTGATCTCCTGCCTGTCCACCAATTAGCTTGCCGCTTTCATCAATCCTTGCCGATCCGATTCTTACCATAGCTTCTCCTTACTCCTCTTTCATACATCTGTTTCCTTGATCTGGCTCACATTCATCAAGATGCAAGTGATACCTGCCAACACAACAGTTGATAGGCATACCTTCCAGTCTACCTCGGCAAGCATGGCAGAGGAGCCGATGACTCCAATTGCTGCCTGCGCCATAGTCTTAACGCATCTGATACCTACAGTTTTTAACCACTTCTTCATTCCTCTTTTTCCTCCTGCTCCAAATCTTTGATTCGGTGATTTGCTACACCGATTTTTTCCATCACAACCGCCATGTCCTTTTCAAGATTATAAGTCCGCTCAATCACCGAATTGTGCTTATCAACTCTCTTTGCAAGCTCATCCAACTTATATTCCATAAGTGCCCGTGTGCGTTCCTGCTGTCCATGGTTATTGATGAGGCACACAAGCAAGGTAACTCCTGCTGATATACATGCAGGTATCAGGGTTTCTAAAAGTGCCATGCCATTTTCTCCTTATTTTGAGTCTTTTTTAATTTTCTTTCGTACGCGGTTCAGCACGTACCAACGCGATAAAGTGGTATCTTTTCAAGTTCTTCCTCCTGACACAAGTAATTAACTATAGACTCATTTAGTTAATTAAATGGAATTCGCCCAGCTAGTTCATGTGCCAATATTTCATGTGCCTTAACAGACGGATGAGTTCCATCTGGAAGCATTTTTTGAATGTTAAGTCGTCCGATTGCACTGTTTGTAGTCCAATCTATATATTGTACTCCATATTCATCGCATATATTTTTTATAACATCACAGTAATCTTTCAAAGTCTTAGATTGACTGTTCATTGCGCCATATCCCCAGTTGTATTTATAGCTCGCACCGCCCGGAGCGCGATTAAAAGGTAGTGCAACACATAATTTAATTATTGGGTTTTTGTCATAGATATATTCAATAGCATATCTAATATTTCCGCAAACTGTGTCAGAATCTTTTGCATCCTCAACAGAACCTAAAGTAAATGAATAATTCCAGTCGTTTGTTCCAAGTTGAATGTATACATAATTTACCGAAGTAAAATCTATCGTGTCCAGCAATGGTTTTAGCGACGTTTCATCATTTGCAGTCCTTAACCAACCGAGTCCCCCATGACAATAATTCCTGTTGACAATTCCTTTTATGTTACACATTTTTTGTACATAAGATATTTTTGTATCAACTGCTGATAGATGCCCCCATTGTGCAGATTCATCAAACCACGAATATGTACCAAGTGGTATAGAATCACCTATTGATACCATCTCAATAGATTTTGTTCGCAGAACAGTCCAATCATCAGCAACATTTGACGTAGTAATGAATCTTGTTGCAATTTCCCCATGCCTACTCTGAACGGTCTGAAAAGTTCCGAATACAGATGTATCAGAGAGCTTGATTTGCTCATTTCTTAAAATAAATCCAGTAGATATATTACTGGGTAAGTCTGTAATATTAGAAATATTCGATGCATTACAACCATAAAAGCCTTCTGCATTATTGTAGTCAGATAAAGCACCATTTTTTATCATTCGTAGGTCTTTGTAAAAAGAATTAAACAATTCAAATTCGATTTTTATTTTAGATGCTGTATTAGTTATATCAGTAATTTCAGCATCATCTTCTCTTTTAATTAAAACAGAAATTTGGGTTGGGTTTCCGTGTTGTGAAAGCTTAAAATATCCAGTTTTTTTCCATTCATTTCCAGCACCAATATAAGCTCCATTGAACGCATAATAATTCCACAAATATCCATCAGCAACTTTTACAAAAAACGTATTTGGCAACCCATCAATATTTATAATTCCTGTTCTAATTCTGTTTTTAACGTCTGTAGGCTTACTTGATGCCCAACTACCATGAACCCATATTCTACCGGCTAAAAGATTATACTTGTAATCAAATAATGCACCATTAAAAATTGTATTTTGGCTACCTAAATCCTGCTTTAGCCCATCAACTGATTTGCTAAGTGCTCTATAGTCCTTTGGTATACTCCCTGCAACCTGCTCAACAATCTTCTTTGTAGCCGCTGCCACTGCATCGTTAATATCAGACTTAGACATGTCTGCACCATCTGGAATGCCTGCTGCATCTACCATCATGTAGATTGGTGCGGACTCAATCACCTTGTTTCCAGACTGTATCTTGACCTTACAAACAACTTTTCCAGATACCGCTGTCATCTGCTGTTGAATAATCGCTGTTACAGTCCCCTTAGAGTATGTACAGTTAAAAGAAAAGAATTTTCCATCTGGCTTTCCACCTTCAAAAGTTGCTGTTGCACTGTCTGGTGCTGTCCATGTTCCAGTTGAAGAAAAGAGGTTGAAAACGAGCGTTCTTCCAAGATCATCATTCTGAGAAACATTGATGACGATTGGAAGGCTTCTTCTTGGTGTCATATCCAAATCATAGATTGCTTTAATCATTTTGTTCTCCTCTCAAAATTTTTTCGTGATTTTGTACCACTTTTATGAGATCGGCTATCAGTTCCTCATATCCGATAGCACCGTAAACCACTTTATCAGCTCCTCTAAACTCTTGTAGCAGTGCCAAATTATCCATAGACAATTCTTTTGCGGTTTCCTGCACCTCTTGATATACAAGCCCGTGATGCACTTTAAGCTCACTATCAGCTTTATAATTATACTTCACTGGGTTTAGAGCCATTATCCAGTCTGTTGCAGTATCACAAGATATATCTTCAATGTTATCCTTTAATCGCCTGTCAGACGAATGCACAATAGTTCCGTTTACTGCTACTGTGCAAGTACCTGCCTCTGTATCATCAACTTTCTTTTTTCCAGAAAACGTAAACTCGCTCGTCCCAGTTGGTGCAAGATAATTTTGCAAACGTCCAGTGTAATCATACAAGCTATCACCTGTCGTCACGTCTGACCCAGAGTGAAAATCACAGTATGCAACGCCCTCAGCTGAGTCGTTGTTACCGTAAAGCTCAATTCCATAATTGATAAATATTGCCTTATCAAAACACACATCTTGCCGCTCATATATCCCTGTATCTTTGTTATATACTCCCCCCTGCGAATACATAGAGCCAATTTTAAAACGTCCGTCAGTGTTAATGTATCCTGCACCAACTTTAAGCAAGCCAGAGTTTATAGTTACTTCGCCTGAGTCCATATCAGCACAAAAAAGAGTCTTTCCAGTGTTATCTACAACCTTTAGCTGTCCAGTATCTATATACGCTGCGTTGATGCCCACAGTGTAAATTTTTTGCAAGATTGCTGTACCGCTCCAATCTAAGCCGTTGTAAGTCTCACCACCATCAATAGAAAAAATTATGCCACCATCATTGATACGAATGATGGTCTGAGATTCTTCAAGGACTGGCTTATCATGCAAAAACCAATCATGCGCCCCGCCAGTTCCTTTATCAGTTACATACAAACCGCTGCCCTGCTCTACCTTCTTTACAAGCTCTGTAATCGCTCTTTTTCTGGCAGAGGTTTCCTTGTCTATTTCATCCTGCGCCGCCTGATCTATCTCCGTGAGCTTCTTGGTGAGACTGTTCTGAGTACTTCCAACCGTGATACTATCGTACTTATCAAGTAGCACGTCATACACGGTTTTCACAACTTTTGCAGTTGTGTTGATACCCAAATCCTCAAATATAACATTTACTGTATCGCAGAGGTTGACGGACTCTAATGCAGCTATATCTTTGTACTCTTCAAACTGCGACAGCACTACAAAAGATACTGTAAGAGATACATCAGGCACACCTACACCGTTCTGTGTAATGTAGCTTTCTGCCTTGGCTCTAAGCTGTGCGACTGTCGGCTTTTCCTCAAAGCTTGCCGAAAAATCATGTACCGCAGTCCGCTTATATGGGAAGTTATTCGCATACTTGCTGTAAACTGATACCTCTGGAAGTGTTACAACTTCTTCCGTTTCCTCACTCTTCCAGTATGGGCAGATACCAGTGATCGTATTTGCAATGCTTTCCTCTTGCTTTAGATCGGTGAGGTTCTTTCCATATCTGATTGTCACACCTTTATTCGATCCTCGGTTTTGATGTAGCTTTACAGTGTACCCAGCAAACTCATACTCTCCCTTGTAGGTATCCAAAATGCTCCCTTCTACACCACCAAGCAGAGCACGGCAAGAGGTCGGAACCGTAAAAGCCATTTTTGCTTGCGTTTCTTTGCTAGTCCAGAAAGAAAAAGGGTTATCCTCTGCCGAGTACTTTTTGAGGTTATCCATCGCCTCAACTACGTTAGATGCTTCAAAGGGTGTTACTGGTATGTGTGATAGCTGATATGAGATATGCTCCGCACTTACTTTTACAATTCCGCTTAATGGCTTGCTGATAGCGTAGATGCGAAACGGTTCTGGGTCGGTTTTGTAAGACGGTACGGCTTTGATAATTCTTGACAGCTCCAAATCTTCAAAATGCTGACCACTCAAAGGGTAAGTCATCGTCAACTCATATGAGCCGTTTCTTTCCTCAGTGACTTTGCAAGTGATCGCATCCACCAAAGCTCCTAAGCCTTGCGATTTAAACTCTTTCTCAGTCGCTGCGTATAAAATAGGAATCAAATTGTCCACCACCTTCCAGTAATTTCTACGGCTGTTACACCGCCAGTAAAAGTGACTGCATTCGTTCCAGATTTGAGCTGTGGGAAACCTGTTGCAAGTACAACCTGCGAATTAAGGTTAGCCGTATCTTTGTAGCAATCCTGCAATTCTGAATCTAAATCTATGTAGCCATTGATAGATTTGAGGGTGATAAGATGCCCCACAATTGTCACCGTACCTGCACCGCTGCCATATACTCTTACAAGTGGTAACGATGTAAATTTGGTTGGATTGTAAATTGTACTTGCTGCGGTAAACGTCTGCTTTTGCTCGCCCTCTATAAGCCATTTCTGGGGCTTGCAATCAAAAGTCACTGTGGCTTTTGCACTGTGATTGAGTGTCCCAGTTGTATAGGTGATAGCATCCGTCACAAGTCCCATCCTGTAGTACTCTGGATGGTGACTATCCTCTAGCCTGCAATAGCTTGTAGGGCTTTTGAGCCATGCGCTGATCGAGTCCGCAAGGCTCTCAAACCGATTCTTACACACTATAGTGTAGGCTACTGAGATATTTTCAAAGCATCCATTATCTTTGATTAAATCTCCGTTTCTGCCAGGTATCGTATACTTTGTTACGCTTCTTTTGGGAGCGTTAAAAGTGTTTTGCGCTCCCACTAAAAGATCGTAGTCGGCAGAGGACTCGCCATTATATATCAAGTAGTGCATCATGCAAATACCCTCCTATCTCTGTCATAATCGTCTGCCATTTGCTTTGATACCTCCTCGGCTACAGCTTCGGCAAGCTCTTTCTTATCCTTGTCATATCCCTCTATCACTACTGTTACTTGTGTAGGCTTCTTGTTTCCGTTCATCTTCTCAGCAAGCTTGTTGAGCCATCCTTCTGACTTTTCCAGAGGTACAACAGCCTCATCACCTTTTCCCTCTAGCAATCCTTTCTGTCCTTTTCGCAAGATACCGCCTTTTTCAAGCTCTCCGATTCTTCCAAATCCGACAGTCGGTATATTGATTCCAAAGTTGCTGCCACCAAAGCCCGGAACCCAATCTGGAATTGTTACTGAGATTTTGTTCATCGCTCCGATAACTGCATTTAAAGCCGACTCTATGCCAGCTATTGCACCGTTAATCAACTTGATAACTGCATTGATTGGTGTTTTTGCAAACTCTATAATGCCTGCAAAAACAGTCGAAAATGTACTTACAATTCCGTTCCAAGCATCACTCCATTTGCCTGAAAAGATGTTAGTTACAAAATCTAGCATTCCATCAAAAAGCGGCTTCAAAACATTATCCCACCAACTTACGATTGTATCAAAAGCCGTTGTTACACTCTCTGATACCGCCTTAAAAACCTCATCAAATACTGGTTTAAGATTTTCTCTAAGGAAATCTCCAATCGCTTGAAAACATGGCAAAAGCGTTTCATCTGCGAAAGTCTTGATTGCGTCCCAACAAGGTTTCAAGTGGTTTTCCCAAGTGTCTGCAATCATCTGGAATGCTACACTGACAGCTTCTTGTGCTGCTTGAAAAGTAGTCTCAAAAAGCGGTTTTATGTTATCTTCAAGCGAGGACAACAAAGCGGTAAATACTGGCAGCAATACGTTGTTCCAAACTGCCTCAATCACCGAAAAAACAGCCGTTACAACTTCACCGAGAGCATTAAAAACCTCCGTTGATATCGGGCCGATATTTTCAGATAGCCATGTATAGATGCCAGTAAAAACTGGTAGTAATACGTTTTGCCATACATCCGCAATTATCGCAAATGCAGTCTCCACTGCTGACTGAATGCCAGTGATAATTGAGTTGATAAGCGTACCATCTGTCTGTGCATCAGTTACAATCTGATTGATAGCCTGTGCTAATACTGAGATCACACCAGAGATGATATCTCCTGCAAACTGGATCGCAGTTGCAATGCTATCAACAATCACGTTAAGCACTGATAATGCAGTTCCGAACGCTGTACTTTGTGCCCCTGCGTCTGAAAAACCAGTTATCAGGCTAACCAAATAATTGGAAAAATTAAGCACTGCATCAACTAATGGCGAAATCGCACTTGCAATAGAATCAAACGCACTAGAGAAAGCACTTTGAAGCTTTTCAAGCCAATCCATGATTGGCAAACCTGATATAAAATCAACAGCCGATGTAAATACAGCTTTCAAAATGTTAAATTTGGCAAGCAATCCTTGACCAAGGATATTTGCAAGCCCAGTTAGTGGCACTGATACAAACCACGTTACAATTTGCCCTGCTGCACTGATCGCTTGCTTAATTGCTTCGAGAGCCGTCTTTCCTGCATCCATCTTAGCTCGTGCGTTATCAAGTGTGCCTCCTGCATCATCTGTGATACCTAAAAATTCTTTCACTGCACTTACAACTGGATCAAATGCCGAGAATAGAGTTTTTACAGCACCACCAAGACCAGAAAAAGCATCTGCACCTGTTTTTTTGATCTGCTTGAACCAAGATACCAGAGGAAGTTTGGTAATTGAGCTGAGCTTGCCTAAAAGCTTGGTGATAGCATTATCAGCAACCCCACTAAGAGACTCCACAAGCCCCAGTAAACCGCCAGAACTCAGCCCATCAGTTAATATAGTGATTGAGTCTGTAGCAAGGTCTACACCGTCCTTTAACATCTTGGAAAAGAGGTTGTAAAACGCAAGCTTTAAGCCATCAGTTGCAGAGCTTAAAAGGGTAAATGAACCACCCAAATTATCAAGCTGAGTCTGTGCCTGTGATGCAGCCGAACCGCCTGCTTCTGCAAGAGCCACCTTAAACTCGTTTGTTTTATCAGCTGATACACCTGCAATTTTGTTATAAGCATCCAAGCCTTGAATACCAAAGATCGTATTAAGGTATGCGTTTTTCTGTTGCGCTGACATGCCAGATAATGCACCAGACAAGTTATCTACAACATCGTTAAAATCTCTTGCTGAACCATCTGCATTGTATGCAGCCACACCCAACTCGTTTAATGCTACCTTTGCAACATCGGTTGGTGTGTATAAATCCTTCATGGCAGCTTTTAAAGCCGTCGAAGCATTTGAGCCAGTGACGTTTGCCTCGGCAAGTTTTAAGAGTGATAGCGTTACACCATCAGATGCCTGCCCGTATGCAGCTGCGTTAGCAGATACACCAGATAGAGCCTCGCCCAAACCACTTACATCAGTATTTGCAAGCGTTGCACCTTTTGCCATCAAGTCCGCATAGTATGCAGCTGACTTGCCCTCAGTACTAAAACCTTTTAGCGATGCTGTAAGGTAGGTGGCAGAGGACTCCATTGACATAGCACCTGCCGATGCCAGATCAAGCGTTGTACTCAGCAATGTTGCTCCGTTTGCATCCTCGTTGAGTATGTCGGACGCGCTCATACCTGCCATGGCTAAGATATTGATACCTTCGGCAGCTTCGGTTGCAGTAAACTTTGTTGTCGCTCCCATCTTCTCCGCAGCTGCTTTTAAATCTTGTATCTGGTCTACCGTCTTACCTGTTGTAGCAGCAATTTGGGATACTGCGGTATCAAACGACATACCAGTATCGACTGATGATGTAATCGCTCCTTTGAGCAAATCAAAGCCTTTGGAGGCAACAGTTCCAATAGCATCCGCAATAAGCTTTCCTTTTGCGACAGCTCGTGTTGCAAGGCTTTCAAGTCCCTCTTCCATCTCTGATGAATCAAGGCTGATACTTGCAACAAGATCAAGTATGTTCAAATCGTTACCTCCAATCCTGCTTTACTCGTTACATTTCTGACAATTTCCTCTGCACTCTCTTTTTCTTTTTCCTTTCCGTCTCCATACACGGCACCATAAAAACGATATGGCATTATATGCCCTCCTGCAAAATTTGCAGTGTTTTCAGCGATCTTTTGCAGCGCATCAGTAACATAGACTCTATACATCAGCTCTTCCATATACTGTGCCTGCCGTGCTTGCACATATGTAAAAAAGCCAGAAAGCGTGCGCCCTCTATACTCTCCTATAGCTAGCCACAACACTTTCCGAGTCTCTTTGTCTGCGCTTGTTAAAAAAGTCGCTGAAATTCCTGATCAGTAATCAAATCAATCAAATCCTTGGTAAAGCTTGCAAGAGAGAGATTCTCAACATACTCTTTCTTACTCTGCCCAGAGATAATGCACATAATCTCGATCAAATCATCTTTATGCCCTTTGATAAGCGCAGGCAGATTTTCTTTCAGTCGCTTGATTACTGTATTTTTCTTTTCTTCTTCTGGCACAACCGCCTTTTTAAAGATAGCTGCTGCCTTATCATCAATCGCAATGTTAGTTACTGGTGCAATCAAATCAGCCAGTACATCAAGTACACGATCGCCTTTTACATCAGATAGCTTCATCATGTATCACCTGTTCCCTTTTTAAAATGTACTTCATACGGTACGGTATCTGGTGACGTTAAGGTGTAGTGTGCTGTGTACTCAAACGCAAATGTACCTTTCACTTTGTCACCTGTCTGCAAAGCAAATCCAGTTGTTGATAAGCTATTTTGCAAGTGGATCGCGATTGCACCACCATTGCCGTAATCGCCTACAAACCAGATATCTGCAAAATCAGAATCCTGTAAATCATCTCTTGGTGTGATCTTGAGCTTTGACGTGTCAAGGTCTGCGCCTGCTGCTAAGGACTTAGCCTGTTCTGGTGTCATGGAGACGTAAGTGCCAGATGCCTTGATCTCACGGCTTTCGATCTGCTTTAATTCCTTCGTATTCTTAGGACAATTATCAATATCATCACCATAGTCAACGAAAGATGGTGTATCTGTAAAATTGATACCGCCAGAAGTTGCACCCAAAATATTTGCTATAGATACCGTCCACGTCTGAGGGTCAAACTCAGAAAGCAAGATACCTGCATTCATTTGGATATGCTCAAAAACATTTTCTGGCAGTTTTGTTGCCATTTTTGCCATATTATTTACCTCGTTAAATACTCAAGTGTGACGTTCATGTATCTGCGTTTTACCGTCGGTGATGTCTCGTCCGTGAGGGACTGACACCACGGAACACCAGTTTTTACCCAGATCAAGCCCTCGTCACACTCAATCAAATCATGTTCTAAGATATATTTTCTAAATTCCTCGGCTTTTTGGTTAGGGATTGACTCCGATTCCGTCCAAAACCACATGTTGACTACTATAGCCATGTCAGGATCCCCAAAGCTGCCTGTGATATACTCATAGGTCAGCCACGGAAAAACTGTGTCATCAGGAACGGATGTGGAAGGATAAGCCGTCATGCCAAAAGCCGTAAACCATGCCTGTAGTGCCTTATCTTTACTCAACTAACCCTGTCTCCTTCCATGCCTTATGCAGTTTGTCACCGTTCCATGCAATCCAGTCCACCATTTCTTCATTCATCGCCCATGCACCGACAATGCTGTGTGAGTTAAAAGCAAGCCCTGACTCTGCGAGGAAAGCATGAACAATCTCGTGCCTTAAAACATGCTTTACTAGTTCCTCTGGCGATGTTGCAATTGGATCGCTATCGGGGTCTGTCTCAGGGTCTACATAGTAAATTTTCTTTCCGTAGAAATCACACCATCCATCAGCACCCTCACACGTTTTATATTGGTCGCGGCTTACTCTGATGATTTTGTAATTGCAACCCATTATGTTTACCTGATCCATCATGTCGTTAACTCCCACTTCTCTGCTGTTACCTGTGCCATATCTAATCCTGATACCTGCGGTGATACCTTGTCTCCTGCATCAGAGGTTACGCGGAAGGTCTTGCCGTCCGAAAGCCGCTTGAAAACGTCATGGTATGCAAGCTGACATGATCTATGAGTCGTAATTGTAAAAACGCTTGTTACCCCTGATTTCTCAGCGACACGAGCGTCTAGGGATGTATCACGGCTAATAGCCGCCTGAAAGCCTGCCCCTTCTACCCATGTAGTCTGAAAGCCTCCTGCACCATCTGGCACACGCTTTTTCTCAATCAGTCTACAATCTTCCATCATATTTTCTACAAGTTTCATATCTTCCTCCATGTGTGCAGGCGGTTTCTGAAAGCCTCCTGCCAAGTAGCTGTGCCTGTGCTTCCTTGAGTCGCCTTGGTATAGCTGTAGCCGCCAAAAGACTCCGACATATACGGTGTAGGGTCTCCGTATTTCTTCTGCCACTCCTCGATATCCAGTGCAAGATCAACGACTTCCTGCGGTATGCAGAGGGCGGAAATCGAACCGGTAAATCGCTCCTCCACTCTGCATTCGCAAGGATATCTATACACCCCATCGTGAAAGACAGAGCCTTGAACCAGAAAATATTGCCCCTCTTGCAGAAAGGTGATGGGCTGCTGTGCTCCTGCATCATAAATGTAGATATTATTATCTCGGAACGTGAAAACACCCTCATGTGTGCCATTAGGTGCAACAAAAAAGTTGCGTATGTGCGTTAATACCTGATACAGCATAGCCCCACCTTTCTTAGCCTAAAGACTTGATACGTGCAATTGGGATCGCCTTGTGATTAAGTCTTGTACCGTCCGCATTCTTTACGAGAGACCAGTTGGCTGCAGTCTTAAAATCAGTCGGCATCGGTGAAGTTGTTGTGGTTGGTGTCTTATAGCTAATACCTCTAGGTGCAAGCAACTTACGCTGACGTGAAATTAAGAGATCCTTACCACCTGCCTTGAGAGGATCACGAGTTGTCTCGTTTGGTACTTTTGCACCAATATCGCAGTAGTCAAACGCTCCTCTACCCAAAATGTAAGAAGTGTATGCGCCAGAACTAGAGTCAAACGGCACATCATCATCAATTAGCACGGTTCTACCGTTCCATGTAGCAAGCGTTAAGTCCTTCTCGACTCCGTTTGCGTCTACACCTTTGCCATACTGCAAGAGCTGTAAGTTTTCCAAGTTGGTAGCCACCTGTGAATGTGCAATAACGAGTGTGAAGATATTTTTGTTTGCACCTGCTGCTTTCTGCACCGCATTGTTAAGTGTGGTTGCACCAACCTTTGTATCAGTTTCCTCTGTGATATCCAGTGTATGAGCGTCTACAAACTTCTTGTCCTCAGCTTCTGTCATTCCGAAAATACCCTCAAGTATCGCCAGAATGTTGTTCTGTAGATCATCGTCCCAGTAGCCTGCAACCTGCTTGGCAATCTCAGCCATGAAGTCATGCCCCGTAATATCCTGTGTGAAGTCCTTCTCTTCCCATGCCTGTGCACGTCCATACACAACCATGCCCTGCATATAGGTATCAATGGTATCAGCCGTAATATCTGTTGCGCCGTCATAATTCTTCGGTGTTCCGCTGATCAAGCCAACCATAGGCAGACTAACGTAGTTACCACCTGTCTGCTCCGATAACATTGTCTTAATCTCTGGTCTTGCGTTAAAAATACCTGCCTTTAAAAAAGCGTTCTGCTTGATTCTCGGCACGGTTTCGAGGTATTTTCCAAATACCTCACTGTTAAAGTGTTTACTATCAAATACTCCCATGTATTACTCCTTTACTTAGAGAGCCATGTCTTAACTTCTGGTGCGTCTGGGTGCTCATTTGCATATGCCATCTTGTTCCCAAGGCTCATCTTCTCAAAATCATTTGATTCATCGTTCTTCGGTGGGTTCGGGAGGTCTGCTCCCTTCTTCTGCGTATCCACGATGTAATCTTTGTATTCCGTCTTGATGGACTTTGTAAGCTCCTCAGCTCCTTCAATCTTGCCGTCTTTGAGCTTGATATCGGAAATCTGCTTTGCGCTCGCCCTTACTACCAGATCAACCAACTTGTTGGAAACTCCTGCATCGGTAAGCAACTGCTTGTAAGCGTTTTCTTTCGCTGTAAGCTCTGCCGCCTGCGCCTGATCGCTCTTATACTTTTCAAAAGCATCATGCTCGGACTCATACTTGGTTTTCCACTCGTTTTCCTTGTCACTGTTGCCCTTCTGAGCTTCGGCAAGCTGAGTCTTTAAAGTGTCGCGCTCGGTCTTGATTGCATCGACCTCAGCGTGTGCTAGCTCAAGAATCTCAGAAATCTTCTCCTCATCGGTTGCATTTTGGTTTTTAATGATCTCTCTAAAATCTGATTTTTTTAATGCCATGCTATTTCTTCTCCTATTCTTTGGGGCGCATTCTCGCGCTATAGCCGTATTGCGACTGTTATTCTTTACAGTGGCTACACCCTACCATGATTTTTGATTGATGTTGTGCCAACTTTCAAAATGGCAAAAGAAAAAGGAGGGCGTTAACCCTCCAAATTCTCTCGTATGATCTTCGCATACTCATCTGTATGATTTGCAAGCGCAGGTTTTAGATATGGTCGCGCTTTCTGCCCATT